ATCCATCTATTTTGTAATTAAAAAATGGCAATTTGCGTATTTTTTCTTTTACTTTAGAACCATGTTTTAAATTAATGTTTTTGTATCTTGTCTCGTACAAAATCAATCCTTCATCAGTAAGTAAAAGTAGATTATGTCCTGCATGGAATTTGCCTAAGTATCTTTTTTTTGTTTCTAAATATAATCTTTCTATACCTACAAACGTAAGTTCAGCTTCTAAATAAACAAAAGGCTGACTTCTTTTACCAGTATGATATAATCCATTTGCTCTTAGTTTTGAAAGCTCTACACCTTCTTTAACTATCTCTGGACACTTGTAGTTAAATCCAGCCCTGACTAAATAATCTGGTATTTTAGGTACAACTTTATAATATTCATATTTATCTTGCAAACCAAGGTCAACAAAAGCAATTACTATTCCATACTTTTGTTCATTATGTCCGTTGTAGTAAGTGATATTGTCACCAACTAAAAGCTGATTGTCATTTTCAAAAACTATTTTACTTTTTTTATTTAATTCCCTAAAAAAAGCTTTGTTTTTGTCGTGAAATTTTTTCTTAGCATAATGTGAAAAAGGATATTGTTCTTTGATAGTTGTAGGCTGTTTTTCTTCTCGTCTTTTTAACTCTTTAAGTTCACCTTCAATAGCTAGTAATTCTTTTTTGGAAACCTTGATGCCACAGTTAGGACAACTTGTCTGTGGTTTATATACAAAGCCGCAATTTTTACAGGTTATAAATACAGGTTTTGGTAGTCTCTTTATCTCTTCATGGTCAAACTCAAGCTTCCAGTTTCTTTCAATGTCAATGAAATCATGTCTGTAAGTATTGCCAACATGATCCAAAACTATTGCAGTTTTGTTTTTTTCTGGCCTAAGAATCCTACCTACTTGCTGCATATACAAGGCTTGAGATTTTGTAGGTCTAAGCAGGATTGCTCCAGAAACACAAGGTAAGTCTGTGCCTTCAGAAATAACATCAACAGAAACCACCACATGAGTTTTATGTGATCTGAGTCTATTGAGAACATTATCTCTTTCATCAAGTTTCATGCTTCCAGTTAGAAGTTCAGCTTTTACACCTTCTTTCTTAAACTGTTGTAGCACCTTTGTTGCATGAGCAATATCAACACAAAAAGCTATTGCTGGTTTGTTTGATAAATGTTTTTTGTATTGATGAACAGCATCACCAATAATTACTGGCTGATCCATAACCTCTTTTAAGTCTTTGGCTTGATAATCACCTCTTCTTTCTTTTAGCTTTGATAAATCTGGAAGCTCTGCCCCTGCAAAAACTTTGTGATCGCATAAGTAACCTTTAGAAACTAAATGATCGACTTGAACCCCATTAATTAGTCTGTCAAAGAACTTTCCAAGTGGTCTATTATCCAAACGTATAGGTGTTGCCGTTACTCCTACTCTTAAAGCTTTTTTATACTTATCAACGATAGTTGTCCAAGTTCCAGCAGCTACATGATGAGCTTCATCAAAAATAATTACATCAGGAACAAAAGTGTCTTTGTTTGCTGCAATCCTTCTCCATAAAGTATAAACAGATGCGACTTGTAAGCTTGAATCTTCATTGCTATCAAAACCAGAGGCGATAACACCATAGTCAACATCTACAAGGTCTAGCTTTTCACAGGCTTGCTTAACAAGCTCTCTTCTGTGAACAAGGATAAGGACATTTTTATCTTGAGATACAAAGTCTTTTGCAAGCTCAGAAAAGATAACTGTCTTGCCAGCACCTGTTGGAAGAACAAGCAAAGGAGCTTTTGCCCCTTGCTTTAGTGAAGTTCTGAGGTGGTCAAGAACTTCTATTTGATAATCTCTTAATTTCATTTACTTAACCTCTTTGATTACTGTTCTCATTGCTTCAAGTTCAGCAATGTTTTCCCTAATTTGTTTTACCTCTGCAAGCTTTGTTTTAAGAATGTCTTTTTGGCTGAGGAGTCTCTGATTGTTTTCCCAGAGTGCTTTTTCTCTAAATGCGTTCATTGTTTTTGGGGTGATAGGTGAATAAATACCCCACCAGTTAAGGTGGGGCTGATAGGTTTATGCGAAACAGTAACGGCCTTTGCCTTCTGCAATGTTTTTTCTAGCTACTGCATTAATGAAATCTTCACTCAAGTAGTAAAGATCTGGGCCTTCTGAACCATCTGGGTGTCTGTATTCAATGTATAAAACACCTTTTTGATCTAGGCTGCTAATAAGTCCAGCAATCTGATGTTTGTCAAAGTCAGTTGTTTCTAAAGCCTCTCTTAAAGTGAAGCAAAGAAAATAGCCATCTCCATCACAATTAGAGTAACCAGTTTCTTCATAGAAATAATCAAATTTGATACCAGCACATTGAGCTAGTGTTGCTTCTTTTTCTGTGAGTTCGTATTTTTCGATTTGCATTTGAATCCTTTGCGAAGTTTGAATAATCGGCCAATCTCTCGACCTCATACTTTAGATGATACATGAATAATATATATATGTCCACCCTTGCCCTGTAAGTATTTTTAAATGTTATGGATCTGTAACAATATCTTATAGGACTTGACAGGACAACATAGTGCATATAATATTGAAATGGCTGAGATAGCCGTTCTTTCGCAAGGTATTCAAATGAAAAACCCAATTCAAGGCAACCCAAAATACTTACAGTACAGGGTTGAAACACCATACAAAAATGGTCACTTAGATCATATATTTGTTAGCTGGCAAGATGCAATTAAGTTTTGCGATCAATCAGCAGCAGAGTTTGGTGTAGCTCACTTATTCAACCATCTTACAAACAAGGTTATACACTTCAGCATACATGAAACAAATTATGAGGCCAATAAAGCCAACGCTGATTTTCGTGACCTTGAATATGAGCCAAACTGGACTTACAACATATTAAACAGAATACAAAAGGAGGTCACAAAATGACCTCTACCAAACTTCCTACAGATACAGAACTTGCCACCCCTATCGGTGGTAAGGTTGCTGACCCAGAGCTTGAAGCCAAACTTACAGACGATAAGCAAAGGCATAAGAGGGATAGATTCAAAGCTCTCATTCTTCCAAGACTCAAAGAACTCAAGTTTCGTATGAAACAAGTCAAGAATGTCGCTAATCGTAGCAACTACGTTTACACAGAGAATGAAGCTAAAGCAATCGTCAAGTTTATGCAAGAGCAATTAGATGAAGCGGCAGATGAGTTTCTTGACCCACTAAAAGAGTTCAATGCAGAACCTATCCAATTCGACACAACGGAGTATGACTAATGCTCAATCAACTTTTCCTATTTCTCAGTGCAGGGTCTATCATGACCCTCGCACTCACCTCAACACTAGATGACATGACCAAACATGATTGTCTAGTAAATCAAATCCCTATGGCCTGTGCCACCTATTATTCAAAATGAACCAAGAACACCTAAACCGCCTCGACTTCAAAAATGGCCAACTAGAAAAATGGCTTAATGAATGTCCTTTTCCTATTACAAACTTTCATCAACTGTGCTTTGAAACAGAGGGACAAAAACAAGTTGAGATATTAGTTGATGTTCCAATAGAACAGACAACAGTTAATCTCAATCATTATGGACTTCACTTAGATCAAAAGACTGCTGACCTTGAAATGCAATTTATCAACATAGATAAAAAAAGAAAAGCCCTTATCTCTGAATCAGTTAGACTAAGAAACTCAGACGCTAATCCACTAAAACAAAAAAAGATTGAAGATCAGTTGATGGACGTTTCTAAGAAGTGGCACAAAATCGGCAGAGAACTCACAGACTTAGCTAAGAAGTCAGAAAAATTATGACTTTTGAAATGACACGCATAAAGCAAAGGCTTGCTGATCTTGAAAAGAATCAAGAGAAACTTCTTAAAGTAATTTCTGAGATTAATTTAACAATGATAGTAATACAAGAAGAAATAAATACTATTGCTTCACTTAAACAAAAAAATACTGGTAAAGACCACCCCTGATCTCTACCAGTACCCACCCATTGTCCTAACACCTAAGGACACCATTACTATAACAAAATGGAATCTTTAAACAACACCACACCACACATAACGTCAGTTGATATTGACGAACAAGTGTATAGATCAGATCCAGCTATTGCAGCGTCTGACTTGAAATATGCCATAGATCATGGCCTAGAGGCTTTCAACATCTATAAGTATGGCAAAAACAATCCACCCAGAATTGCAACTTCAGCAATGAAACTAGGGTCAATGATTCATAAATGGATTCTTGAACCTGACGCATTTCCAAGTAGTTATGCACTTCTTGAAGAAAAACGTACAAAAAAAGGTAAAGAGCTTGCTCTTGCCTGTGAAGAAAAAGGTTTACTTACTTACACCAGTCAAGAAAAGGAATTGCTAGACAACATTGAACATTCTCTTGTTGAAAACAATTTTGCTTGGAAATATCTTCTTAGCAATGTTAAAAACAAACAAGGTTTAGCAGAACAATCTTTTTGGTGGAAGCATAGGGAAACAGGTTTGCAATGCAAATGCCGTTGTGACTATGTGATTGATGATATGGTCATTGATCTCAAAACTACTGGTGAAGGTGGAGCATCACCAGATAAATTTACCAAAACTATAGTTAATTTTAACTACCACTTGGCTGCGGCTCATTACCTTCAAGGTACTGGAGCAAAGCGGTTTATATTCGTGGCTGTTGAAAAGGTATTCCCATACAGCGTGGGGATCTATGAACTGTCACCTCATTTTATTGAGCGTGGTTATGAACTACAAGAACAAACATTGTTTGACATCAAACAAGCCCAAGAGTCAGGCATCTGGGCTGGATATACCGATCAAGCTCCAGAGGGCATCAAAACACTTACACCCCCTAAATGGTTATGACATTTACTAAAGAACAAACAGAACAACTAAATCAACCCATTGATCCCAAAAATGTAGAAACTAGGGACGGCAATAGAAGCGGCTCTTTGCAGCTTGCTTATGTTGAAAGCTGGCACGTTATCAAAGAAGCAAACCGCATCTTTGGATTTGATGGTTGGTCATCTGAAACAATACAGCTTGACTGTGTTCAGAGTGATGACCTCTGTGTTACTTACATTGCAAAAGTCAGAGTAACAGTTGGTGATGTAATCAGAGAAGGAGTTGGTGCTGGTCATGGCAAAGGTGAAAGAGTCAACTTAGGTGACAAGCATGAATCAGCAGTAAAAGAGGCTGAATCTGACGCTAGAAAAAGAGCCTTGATGCAATTTGGCAATCAGTTTGGACTTTCACTTTATGACGCTAAAAAAGCATGGAAAAATCCTAAAAAAGATAGGACTCCAGTTTCTACTCAAAACCTTACAGTTGTTGCCAAAGATGCAATTTTAAAAGCTGACACCAGACAAAGATTAGATAAATGTGCTGAGTCCTTAGAGGTGCGTTATGCTAACAGACAAATACCGCAAAATGATTACAACGATCTTTGCGACCTTATCAAAACTAGAAAAGAGGTGATCACAACATGACAGTAGCTGGCAGCCAGTATTTCTCTACCGATCAACTCGCCAAGAGATATGGTATGCACCCAGACTCCATAAGAAGATGGCGGTACAAAGGCATAGGCCCTGAGTACTATGAACTTCCTATCTTTGCTGTCTCTTATGGTGATCCTAGAGTCAGATATGACCTTCACAAAGTCCTTGCTTGGGAAGAAGCAAACGGCATTACACCCATTGAACCCTTTTAATTATTATGGCTAACACCGCATTTAACGCAAAATTCAGAATCGTTGATAACAACAGCGATAGAGACAATGCACCAGAAAGAAACTTAATTATCGACATATCAGTTGATGAAGCTATGAAAATGGCAAACTGGTTACAAACTATGGTTGATAATGCCCATATCGAAGATACTAAGATAAGGGTTTATAAAAGCAAATCAGATTATGATGAAATAGCTGGTTTTTCGATTTGGGGTGGCCTCTGGGGTAACTCAGGCAAGATTGCACCACTAAACCCTAAACCAGCCTCTGAGAGGACTGTAAACGTCCAAGCAAACCAGCGTGAACTTCCAGAGGATTTACCTTTTTGATTATGTACTTAGTAACTTTTCCAAAAAATCCCTATGTAGGTCAGATTTTTTATCACCCAGAATCTGAAAGAACTTATGAGTTTTGTGAAACCTTAAAGAAAAATCAAGAAACTGGAGAAATGATAGAGTCTGCAAACTGGATTGATATTACAGAAAAAGACTTAGTTCCATAAGTTGAGGCATGACAACTCTGAAAATACCCAGAGTATAAAGCTGCTCTTTTACAAATTTGAGGTTTACTGCCCTACTACCTGTGCAACATCTTTGTAAAAAGACATGAGTTCCCTTCGAGGACTACTGAGGGGCAAGGGTCTAATAGTCCCATAAGCTCAGTAAGTAAGCGATATAGTCAGTAAGTCCTCTACTTCTTTCCAAATATAACAAACTTGAAGCGGCTCCAAAAAGTCGCTTTTTTCTTGTTTAGTTGTTTTTCTAACTTAAATATAAAAGCGGCTTGCTGAGATATAACTTCAAGAGAAGTGCTTATAAAGTGAGCTTGCTTTGCATTTGTTTGCAACAACTTGATTGCATAAGGCTTAAGTAGTTCTATATCATCTAAGTTCTGAATAAACTGTATAGACTTTTGCACCTCGAACTCACCCTCAAGGCTGTAGCTGCTAGTCAGTGCGTCTATTATGTTTTTCATTTGACTGGAAATAGCTTTTCTTCAATCATTTTCACTATTGCGTCATCAACGTCATTATCACTTTTAGCACTTAAGTCTTTCAAGATAAAAAGCACACCTTTGCGAAGTGACTCACTTTTGCCGAATCTGATGAATAGGTTAATAAAAAATTTAGACATGATTTGTTTGTTTTTCCAAACATAGCTAAATTGCTAGTATTAGACAAGAAACCTTAATTTTATGGAAGAAGAAGAAAAGGAAAGTCGTGATTATTTTGGACACGCAATCCGATTTATTATCCTTTGTTGGGCTTTGTCAGTTATGACTCTTGGATATATGGAAAGAATCAGGCTCGACACTTTTGCGGCTGGCCTCGTGGGCAATATAGCTAGCAGCTATGGGATAGCTGTAAAGGGTAAAAATGGAAACGGAAAAAAACCAGTTATAGTGGATAATAAGAATACAAAAGCTGGAATCAAATGAAAAAACTAATTCCATTTATAATCTTTCTTTCTCCGTCTAGTGCCTTTGCTGATATAACGGCCAAATATGTGACCTCTGCACAGATTTCTATTGACTCTCCTTATGTGATTACAAATGCCGCCCCTAGTTCATACTCTATAAGTGGAAATAATATTACTACTTCTACAGGAACAGGGGATAGTGTGGTGACAAATGGGATAGGTGGCCTAAATCTTGGCAGCTTAAGCAATGGAGTTCCAGCTTTGGTAAATACAAATAAATCGGTTACAACTGCTGGATCAGCGTTCTCACTATCGGAGTCATATCAAGCTGGTGACGTAACACAATCAGCAATCACTCCATCAAGCGGCATAGCAACTCTTCCAATATTAGGTGGACAAACAACAGTTATTTCTGGGGGGACTTTAGGTTCTGGAAGTATAAGCAGTTTATCTAGTGGGGTTCATTCTTGCTCTGGAGCATTTGGTTCTGGTACTAGCTGCATTGCTTCAACTACTGTTCAGATTGAAATTGACTAGATTTTGGTTATCATTAATATTACTACTACCTCTGAGAACCCTTGCCACACCTGTAGTCCCCCAGTTTAGGTCTGGTTCTAGTACTCAGAGTTCTACTTCGCAATCAGTAATTAATGAGACAATCACTTCGCACCAATACAATTCTGGATTTTCATATTCAGCATCAGGTCACAATATTGAATCAGCAGACCTTAATGGTTATATCAACCCTTCGACAGTTACTGGAACAACTCAAACTCTTAATGGTGTTCAGTTTAGTTGGACAAGTCCAGAACTTGAGGCTGTGCCAAGATGGAAAATAGTAAACGCTGGTCAAAGTTTTTCATTGGTGGAATCTTTGCAAGGTGCTGGCCTTTCCAACGTAACTACAATAAATCGAACAATTACAACAACTACAACCACAGAAACAACCTCTGTCTTTGGGCAATAATTTTATTTCTAAGCCCTGCAAAAGTTTTAGCAAATACAACTGTTGCCTCACCCTCATCAAATGCTCAAGGGGTAGTCAATAACAACGCCACAATGATAACTCCCTCCAGCTTGCCCCAGAATCGCTACAGTCAAGGGATTGTTTGCACCTCGCCCAGTTTAACTATAACTCCTTATTTGACAGATGCGTGGTCATTTAACCGCCCTACAGAATACGTTACAAGACAGAATATTTATGACGAGGATACAGGTGAGGTCAAATATGTACAAGAAACACCAAGATTTGAAAAAGATAATTACAACTTAAATTATGGAATATCTATGCAATTTAATATTCCTTTGGGTAATGGTGGGGAGCTTTGCAAAAAAGCTGCGGCTGTAAATATCGAAGCTCAGGAGTTGTTAATCAAAAAAACAAAATTAGAAATGGCCTTGTATAGGCTAGAGGTATGTGGTAAACAAGCTAAACTCGGAGTGGTGCTGACAGGTGAACACGCTGTCACTTGTAAAGATGTTAAGCTTATTCCCTTACCAAACCAAGTTTTGCCTCATACTCACAAAATCGAAAAAAAATAGGGCATTTAAATCGCCTGTAAAGGGCTTGTAAAATCTTTTGCTTATGTTTATACCTTGTCTTTTTTAGAAAAACGCTTGCCTAATTGTTTCATGGCACTCTTCGCAATCCCTTGAATTATAGGGACAAGAGCCGCAGACCCACCAGCAACCAGACCGATAATAGCAGTAGAAACGAGAACCTCAGGAGTACCAATAAAACTCTCTCGGAATGGTACATCTTCCCAGATCGGATCACAGGAGCCTCCTATAGTTTTTTCATATTTTACCAATCTCTGTATTTTTTTATCATTTCTGTAATCACCAGCCATAAATGGTGCATCTTTTGGTGGACATGGTTCTACTTTTATTTCTTCTTTTTCTTTTGGTGTTTCAGTCTTTGGAATATCTGTCTCTGGCATAGGTGGGGCATCATTTGTTATTGGCAAATCTTCCGTAATCACCAACTGATCTGGTCTGTAATCAATAGGGTAAAAGCTAGGAAACAAAGATTCTCCACAAGTCAAAAACACGCCGTTTGGGTCATCAAGCAAAAGCTGTGTATTACCAGTATTTTTTATATCTCTGTGCTGATATGTACAACCAACAACATCTATTTCTAAATTTGTTATTACAGGCAATACAGGATCTGGCCTGTATATCTCAGGTATATAAATTTCTGGAACATTTATTTGTTTGATACCTATTTCTGGTATCTCCATCAACTCTTAGGCTTTATATATTCTGGAACTGTTGGCCCTGTCATGTCTGGCAAAGCATTGTCTAATACTTTGGGCATTATTCCAGATACGTTATCAAGAATCTCATTCATGACCCTAGCCTTGAACTGCTCGCTAGTCACAAAACGAAAAGCATAGTATCCACCGCCCAACATTGACAAGGTTAGAAAAAGCGACAACAATGAAGCTATCTGACAAATTTTTTGAAACATGGTTAAAGAAGCAATACTAAGAGCAATTTCTCACACTTTAATTATATCCTTTTTAATAATTATTCCTAGTATTGCACCCTTATATCTAATTTCTAGTTATATGACTAGACAAATGCAAGAATCTAATCGTTAGGATCGTCTGGATATTGTGTCATGTTTGGTGTAAAAACACCATCTTTTTCTGTTGATCCGTAAAGAGTAACTAAAGCTGCTGTATCTTTACAGGCATCAATTTCTTTTTCTCTTGTATCACAAGCAGTTCTTACACCATCACGATAAGTTGTAATTGCTGTTGGTATTGCAGTAGATTTTTCTGCTTTTCTTACAACGTACCAATCATATTTAGCTAACAAACTACCAGCAGTTGCTTTTTCCTGTGCTTTTAGTACTGATTTGACACCTAAAGTAACAACCTGATCTCCATTCTCATCTAATACTGGATCGCCATTTTCATCAACTTCATTTGTATCTGTAAGAGTTTTTGCAGTTCCATCACCCCAATAAAAACGTGAATCATATGTCGGAGAATCAGCAACCTCTGTAATTTTTAAAGCTGCTTTTTCATCAGCACTAGCAAGTCTTAACCAGTTAGCAGGGTACTGTGTTCCATCAGATGTTTTAAATGCAACATCAATAGCTAAGGGTGATCCGTCTAATTTAAAAGCCATATCTATATACTACCTTGCCCTTGCATTTTTGAAAGGTGAACTCGCAAAAGCTAAATAAATGTATGTTCCTCCATTTGAATTAAATGCTGATCCTGTACCTCTATGTTTAAAACCATTTGAAAGAAAATCAATTTCATGTGAAGAAGTTCCTTCTGCTCCAGAATCACTTGGAAGCAAATATTTTTCTGTTGGATTGTCTGTATCTCTTGCTATATCTCTTATGTTCCATTGTGCTGAACCACTTGCATATTTGAAAATTACAAAAGCTGGTTTGAAACCTGTAAAAACAAACGTGCCATCACTTGATCCGTTGCCTGTGTACGAGCCGAATTTTGAAAATGATGCTACTTCGCTGAAACAGTACATTACATAAGTGCTTCCATTTCCATTCACAGCACTACTTGTACCAATATTTACAGCAGAACTTGTAGGGTCAGTATTATTCCAAATGTTTGAAGTTGTATATTGTGAACTTGTTGTATTAAGTCTTATATTTTTTGTATTTCCTAAATCTTTGTGAAAAACCATCCAATCAGAATCACCACCAGTTCTCCTTTTTAATATCACAGAATCAGGTTTAACACCTAAACCATGACCAACAGTTGCATTTGCTGCTGTTCCTGTGTATCGAGTTATGGAAAACCCTGCCGAGGCATTTACTTTTGCTACAGATTGAATTGACCCATCAAAATTACTTGATCCAAGAGTTGAGTTTGTATTTATCGCACCCCCCATCCCGCTGTGGTTTTGACAATAATAATAAAGAGTTGGTGCAGAAGCAGCAACAGTTATTGTTGTTTTATATGCACTATCGTCTTTTGTGACACCAGTTGTATATTCTGAACCACCTCCATGTGTGCCATCTGATGTTGTAGAAAATCTAATTGGATGTGATTGTGCTGAACTATCTGACCAATCAAAAACATAAGTTCCACCTTCTGCAAGATCAAGAGTTACAGCAGACGTTCCAAAACCATCAAATCTATATTTATTACCAGAGTCAGAAACAACTGTAACTGCATAAGTTTTGCCATCTGTATCGCCAGCGTTCCAGTTCCATGCAACATAAGTTTGTGAATTTTGATTATATCTAGCATTGTTACCATCATCATCCAATATAAAACCACCATTAACATAGTCTCCCATCCCTTTGTTATTGCCACTATATAAAACATCCCAATCAATTTCTTGTTCAGATAAATTAGCTGCAAGTGCTTTTGAAGATCCTCTTACTGAGTCTGTAAGTTGATGGTCATGTCCAGCACTTCTTGATTTTACCCAAACCCAATCAGGTGTAAAATTAACCTGAGAAGTATCAGAAATTGTTCTTACAGTTGCATTACCTGTCCATAGTAAAGTTCCAAAATGTTTATTAGGTAGCAGTATTGTTGGGTCGGGTAAGTTTGCTGAACATATTGCTTTATATCCGCTAGGAACTGAATAATAAAAATCTCCAATGCCATTTGCATCTGTATTTCCTTGTGCTGTTTTTTCTCCAGCAAATGAACTATCTTGTCCAAAATTTGCTATAGCATCTGTGCTTCTTCCTCCAGAAGGATCTTCTATAAAAGGAAAGTACTCTACATCCGTTGTATAAGTTGCAGAAAAAACACTGGAGCCATTTTTAAAAAATTCTATACTTTTTGCATCTATATCAACTTTTACACCCATTATATCGCCAGAAGAGAATTGTCCAGTATTACTTTGTGCCGAACCATCTATTCTTGGAGTGCCGTTATAAAAGTCTAAACTTTGATGATTACTTCCAGTTATATCAGCAATGCCCACAAAACCACTATTGCTTTTATTAAGAACTTCAAAATATATTTTACCTTGTGCTTTAATTGTTCCAGTTGTAAAACCTCTATTTCCTGATGTTGAGGTCATTCTTAAATTCCCTTGACTAAAACTGGCTTGACCTCTGTTTTTATTTGCATTTAAAGGATTGTATGTACAAAAATTATTTGTAGGACTATCTTTTACAGCATCACCAGTTACGAAATTATTTGGTGTAAAATTATTTCCATTACCAGAAGAGTCCTTGCCAAGTGTTGTTGCAGTTGTTCCAGAATTGTCTGAAAAATTTAAATAAAACCCATTTGATCCATAACCACCTGTATATTTTTTAGGTATTAATTGACCTGTTATTGGGTCTGTTTCAGTGAAATATGAAGGATCATATGCTTGACCATCTATATAATGAAATTCTGCAAGGTAAAAATCACCATAATTTATAGTTGAAGTATTGACTTGATACCTTCCAATATTTATATCTTGCAGGAAATCACTTCTATAGCCATCATTTTGAGAATCAGTATTATTTTGATCGAACTCAGTAACTCTAACTCCATTTATATATAACTTTGCTCTGTCTCCAGCTGTTGATAAAGTGCTATTTCTTTCCAGTAATACATGATACCAAGCACTAGTATCTCTTAATAGATTTGCACTTTCAATTCTGGTTACATCAACACTACTGGAATTTCTCATTCTCCACACTAATTCGTTTTGTGGGTTTATTCCAAAAACATTAAAAGCGTTAGATCCAGAATGTGAACCAGCTATAGGAACCCATACATCAAGATTAGCCCTTTTTATCCATGCAGAAAATGTAAAAGTTGTACTGCTATCAGGACTTCCATAGTCTGATTTTCTTAAATAAGCAGAATCATTATCATTAAACCTTAAACTACGTTCTACTTCGTATGCCTTCTTCCCTGCTAGAAAGAAAGGTGATGGACTACCAAAGCTGCTCATTAGCTAAAGTTTCCGATGAATTGTGCAGATATTTTTGTTGATGATCTAGCAAACCAAGCTATAACATCTACTGCATTTGCTCCTGTTGAAAGTGTAGGTGCTGTACCATCTGAAAAATCCCAGTAAGAACCAAAAGCTGCGGTTCTACTTCCAGTTCCATCTTGTGTAATTATTAGAACACCGCTTTGCCCAGCAGAAATGTTTGAAGGGTTGGCAATAGTGACATTACCAGTAAGCGTTGTAGAAAAATTATTACCAGTTCTGAAATCTAATGTAATTGTAGATGCGTAAGAGACAGCAGTTATTTCTCCAATAGTTCCTTTTGTAGTAACTCTTCCGTTACCAGAACCACCACCATTATCAAAAACAAGCGTATTTAATGTGCTTGTTTCGTGTGCGACATTAGTGACTTTTAGTGTACTCATGGCTTAGGATATTTAGCTTTTACAGCAGCAACGTGATCTTTCCATGTCGTTGTTCCATTTACACTGTCCCAATACTGCATGTCTAATTGTTGAGCCAGAGGTAAATATATTGTATCTGTAGTTCCAGCTTCACCTGTCCTTTGACGTTGGTATAAAGTATCAGCTAAACCTTTGTTAATTTCAGTTCTTGCAGTATCTATTTTACTTTGGTCAAGAGTTACAGACTTACCATCTTTATCAAACGCTCCAGCACCATCATCAACAGACACGACTGTTGGGTGACTTTTGTAAATAGCTTCGTGATCTAAGGCCATAATAGTTTTTCCTTAATTATAAAAGATGGACATTAAGCTGCCACCTCCATAACTGAAAAAGTAGATATTGCGTTCATACTGGTATTATTCCATCTATTGAGATACAAAGTTCCACCTGATGTTGACCAAGTTATACCATAGGTACGAGCAGTAGTATTACCTGATGTTTCAAAAACTCTCATTGATATTGGAGAAGAATTTGCAGTATTAATATAACTAACAACGTGTCCATCAGTATCATTATTATAAACATCAGGACTTGAAAAATCTGATTGTGTTCCAGAAAAATCACTTGCTGTATTTTTGACAATTCTTAAACTACGTGTATAACCCGCTGCATCTGCAATAGATAATTCAGCTTGAATAACAATAGTAGTATTTGATGCAGTAGGCGTTATTTCTATACGAAAATCGCTACTTATTTCATGGTGTGATGTTGTAGTTGTAGATATTCCGTCTGTTTTTTTCACTATTTTATATTGAAGAATTTTACCGCCAGTATCAGCACCAAAACTTAAATTACCAGAACCATCTGTTTTTAATACTTGTCCAGATGTCCCGTCAGCATTTGGTAATTTAAATGCTACGTCTGCAGAAGTTGGTGCGGAAGTTGGAGAGTTGAGTGAAACAACATTACCACCTGAATGTTTTAGTGAAATCTTGGACATTATGCGGCCACCTCCATAGCTGTTATTGTAGAAACACAGTTTGTCATGTAAGTGTAATTATCTTGCGTTGGAGAAGTATTAATACCAATGATGTAACTAGAAGAATACGGAGTATGTGCTTGTAATTTATAAGTTGTTGCAGACGTTGTATTTGGAGAATCTAAAAGCTCTTGAACTACAGTCCTTCCATCAACATAAGATGGCATATAACTACCAAAAGAACCTCTAGTCTGACTTGTAGCACTTGGGTTTTGATCTCCAATAAAAATTGTGCTATCACTACCTCTTAGTAAACGCATAGCCCAATATTGATTATTTGTAAAAATACTAAGAGAATATCTAATTAGAACTTTATTAGAAGATGAACTAGGCGTAATGGTAACACTCATGCCTGTAATATCAGTTAAACTTGTCGATTGTATGGTTGTTTTATCTTTCTTAACTGTTTGAACAACTTGTAGAATTTTACCACCAACACCACTTGCTAATTTTCCAGCAGTAACAGCATTAGAAGCAAGCATATCTGCATCCACTATTCCGTCAGGCAAACCTCCTACCGAGATTCCTGTTAATGTTCCTGATCCGTTGATTGCTATTGGCATAATTATAAGATAACAAGGATTGCGCCAGAAGGCACAATTATTGTGACTCCGTTATTTATTGTAGGGGACACAGTGTGGGCGTGTTTGTTTGAACTTAACGTGTATGAAGTCGTTACATTTTGGTCTGACTCAAAGAATACTTCATCAGAGCCACCGCCTGTCGCTCCAGCCCCTCCAGCAGCAGCCCAAGATAAGACACCAGAGGCGTTAGAAACAAGAGCATAGCCACTTACAGACGCATCTGTAGCTGGTAAAGTCCATGTAATATTACTCGTTATGCTTGCTGGTGCTTGAAAACCTACATAATTACTTCCATTAGATGTTGCTTCACCAAATCGCAAGTCAGATTGATTTGATAATTCAACATCACCTGTAAAAGTAGACCCACTGAGTGCAGCATGACCAAAGTTTGTTTGGCTTACATCACCAAGAGTAATTGCTGCGTTATTTGCTGCGTTCTGTATTTTTAAAGTGTTTCCATCAATAAAAGGAGTATATGCAGAAAGTCCTATTGTAGGTGTACCAGAACCCTGACTTAAAGTAGATAGTGCAGCAATTATTTGATTTAGCTTTGTTCTTACAACAAGACCTGTACCATTATCAACATTAAAACCAGAACCACCAGTATTATCAACTCTTGCCATTAACTTGTACTGTTTTTTTTAGTATATCCTAAATTTTACCCTTTACCAAAACCAATAGCAGTAAAGTTAAAGTTTCGATCTACAGAACTTCCAGAACTGTTTTTAAAGTGTACAGTAAATCCGCTACCAGTTATGCTTGAAAGCTCGAAAAAATCACCAGAGGCCATATTAAAAGCAGTAATTCCTATTGCTGGTGGGTTAGAGTTTGCACCTAATAATGCGCTAGTACCTGTGAAAAACGGAGAGTTGAAGCTGATTGACTTCGCCCCAGCCCCTGACGCAATAGTTGTTGTGCTTTGTTCTGTTCTTCTTTGAAATTCAGCAGTATAACCAAGTTCACTAATTCTTATATCTTGGTTTGTATCTTTTGTTGTCAAAACACATTTAAATTTAAAAGTTCTTCCTTTGAATGTTCCATTAGCAAATTTTTGGAAACTTGAATAATTACTACCATCTTGAGAAGTTTGAACAAATACTTCAGCATTTGTATCTGTGCTACCAGTACCATCAAAATCTTGTCTTGCGTCTAAATCAACAATTGAATCAAATAAATCTGTTGAATATACAGATGCACTTTGAAGATGTTTTCTTAAATCTAAGCTAAACACACCGCCTAAATCTAAGGTTTCATTAAACAGATATGTACCGCTTGGTGATACACCACCCAAGTCATCAAGGCTAGAGACATTATCAAAATTAGTTATTGAGTCGAATAATCCTGTACCAGCCAAACTAATTGTATTACTTGAAACATCAAAACCAACATTAGTTTTACTTCCTTGAAATGCTGGACTGTCTTGATCCTCTCTTCTTGTCTGTACTAATAATTTGGGTTGTGCGTCTGGTAGATCTATTACAAGTGAGGTTTCTCCAATGCTGAATCTATCGCCATCATCTTGTGCTTTAAGAATATATTCCCCTTCAAGTAAAGGAACAACTTTTTCTGTAGATGCTCCTGACAAACCAAATACCAAATCTGTAGCATCTTGAAAAGTACCAGTTCCATCTGTTTTAGGTGTGTGCCGTATATGAATACGGCCGCCAGCCCTTACATCTTGGTCTGTAACAGCATCCCATCTAAGTCTTATTTCTTTATCAGATATAGGTTCATAAGTAAGATTTGTTATGTTTGATGGTGGGGCTGTTTTACCAACAGCAGTAAATGTTAATGTTGCTGGATTCCTACTTGGTTCATTTAAACCATTGAAGGAAAATAATCTAAATTCATAAGTACCAGCTTCACTATTCAGTATTTCTGCATAACTTGAAACTGTCTCTATTTTTGTAAAACTACCATTATTAACTCTGTAATGAAGTTCATATCTTGCTGCTCCTGATTGTGTTTGCCAATCTAATAGTATTTTTGAAACTGCTTTGTTGTTAATCAAAACAATTTGCTCTGTGGCCGTAAGCCCAACAGGTGGATCTAATACTTGTGTTAAGGAATTTATTGTTCGTGTTGGTAATGCAGTTCCATCTTCAACAAAAGCATATTTACCTTCAATATGTTCAAGAGCAGTAATTGAATAAGTCGTATCATCATTTTCACTTACAGATACAACCCTCCATGTTGTTGTCTCTAAAGTTGAACTTTCCAAAACATAAGGAGCGTTTACATTTGGTGTGGTGCTAAATGCAGAGGAAACAGATATCGTGGCTCCTGATACGTTGCTGATAGTTTTAGTTTCAATCGAGCCGTCAGGCATCACAATAGAAATTGTTGGGCTGTTTGTAGTTGGAATATCTGTTGAAGCTGAGTCGTCTAAAACAACAACTGTTGTACTTGTTACTGAAGAAAGCAAACCACCCCTTCTAACTCCAGCTTTTAATGAGTCTGCAATTTCAATAAGGTCTCCACACCTAACCAAAACACCAGCAGCCGCAGTCGTAGTAAAAGCACAACTTTCTCCTGAGTTTTGTTCATTAAACAAAAACCATTTTCCTAGCCTTGCTGCTTGTCCTCTTGATGTACAGGCAAATGCTTTTATAGTTTTAGTCTGTACTCCGTATTTTGCTTGAGTGGATGCGTCAGCTTCAACAGTTTCAATATCTAATTCTTGTGTAACCATGTCAAAATATTGAACATTAATTACTGTATGTCTTGTTTTTAAACTTGAGCCGTTGTAGACAAATCCACTGTCTGTAACGTTTGAATTATTAAAAATATATTTTGTTGCTTGACCTTCAGCATCTTGTGAAATAGCTATCGTACCAGCAGAATAAAAAGCAATAGCTCTCATTGTGCTGCATAAAGCATTTATTAAATTAAATGCGGAAGATTGCTGTGTAATATTTGCATTAACTGAGAATCTTGGTTCTGTGCTTCCATCACCATTACCAGCGTCAATTAATGCTCCACAATATTCACTAACAGATTTAAAAGTATATTTATCAAGAGAGGCTTCAGCAATATTGCACCCAAAGCGATCATTTGTTAACAAATCATATAAAATCCAAGCTGGATCTGAACACCACTCTTTACTGGCTTTAAAAGTGCCGTTCCATGTACCAGCATAAGTAAGATTGCCATGAGTGGAATTTACTGTTGCATTTGAAGGAATTTTTACTTTTATTCCTCTAATCCTATATCGCCTATTTGGGATTCGAGGAAATTTCTCAGCACTAAATCGTAAGGCTGTATGTGCTGTGTTTGGATAAGCGTTTTGCTTCATTATTATTTCTGTCGCAGAACTAAATCTAAAAGCGTTTACAGTATTTGCGTCTGTGCTATCTGCTGTAACTCTTTCAACTCTTATTTGCACAGGAAAAGAAGTACCACTAGCAAGGTTTATTAGATAATCTCTGAAATATGCGTTTGTTGATCTACCTTTTACAGTGTCATCTACAGCAGTTGTTGTAGTCCCATCATTTTCAATAACTTTTATTCTTAATTGAACTTCTGTACCATCAATACCACCATTATCATTGAAAACTTGCATTGAAGGGAATTGTAAAGTTACCCTTACTGCATTAATGGTAGATTGAGTTACTGTATGTGTGACAGGATTTGTAGTTTTTACCTCTGTTCCAATACCAACTTCTGTCTCTATATTTTTTATACCAGAGATGAAAGTTTGATTTGCAGTGCCATCCCTAAAATCAAGACCAACATCTTTAAAATTAAAATCACTATCTTGAGGTGAAGTTACACTTGCAGCAGCTTGTAATATTGGTGTTTTATTTAAAAAAATATCTTTTTTAAAACTATTTATATAAGCTGTTGATGTTTTATCTGTAATTCCATTTTTTGATGCTGTTGCACTTCCTTCTATTTCACCTTCAGAAAGTAACTCTACGATGGTATTAAATTGCTTTGAAGATAATGCTCCACTAGGTAAATCAGGATTTGAAAAAGTGGTGCTTTGGTCAAATTCTTTAATACTCATCAGTTTGTACCTTCTACTTGAACTGTATCAATACCATTTGATACCACAATAGAACCGACAACAATTTCACCATATGCCAAGTTAACTGGAATACCAGCTTGGCTAATATTTGTCAGTCCTGTAAATGAATAGTTACTTGCTAGTGCAGAGGGGTCTAATGGATCTTGTTGTGAGTCCCTACTTCTTGTGTCTTGTTGTGGTGAAATTATTTCATTTACACCCTGAGTTATCATGCTTACGGCAATGTACGTTACTATGTTTCTTATAATTTCTCTTTTTATATATTCTTTAGCTGCATATTTCAAACCTATGCCCAAAAGAAGAGTAAAAAAATTACCATGAACTAAGGGTATTATTTTTATATCTTGCTCTGTTCTGATATTTAATAGATCTTCAGATATTGGTTTATCTCCAACTTTTACACAAAATAATTGTTTAGCCATTTTCTGTTCAAGACCTTTAAAATTACAAAACAAAAAACTAAATGCCTCATAAGGAGAATTTACATCAGCCATAAATTCACTTTGGCCTGTAAATTTTTTTATAAATCCATAAACTTTTATTTTTTTAAGCATCTTCTTTAGGCTCTATTACAATCATTTTATCTAAATCTGGACAAACAAGGTAAAAAGGTATCTGTACTGCATTACAACTTACAATATCTTCTTCTGAAAATTCCAATACATTTTGAGGGTGTGAATGAACTATCCCTACTATTTCTCCTCTGTCCTCTCCATCAGCAAAGTCTAATGGATCAATAATAAAAGAAGTCATTTCAAATTCATAAGCTACATTTTTACATCTGAAATATTCAAAACCTTTTTCTGTTTTTAAAAATAAACCACAACATTCATTTGGTGCTACTTCTTTAGCGTGTTGTATAGCTTGATTTTTACATAATTCATTCATGATTAATTAATAAATGTACCAACACCTTCAAAATCTTTTCTTGTAACTTGTCTTGCTGGCACTGTTTTGTTCTCCATATCAAGCCTATTAACTAATTCAAAAGAAACAATACTTCTATTCTCTTGTATTTTTCTATCAATAAAATAAATTTCTTGCGGAAATTCGTTTGAACTTGGTGTGCCAAAAGGATTAGTATTACCAGCAAAATTACTTGCATCTAGAGCATCTGCCGTTAGTGTTCTTCTTGTTACTTTTGCATCTAGCAAGTCATTATGTGCCGTCACTAAATTAACTGAAATTAACAGATCTGTAACCCTAATCACAGAGCCTAATCTTGTAATACCACCTAAGTTACTCAGAGTTAAAGTTGGTCTAGGAATTTGCCCTTTACCAGTAAATTCATAACCTTTTGCTTCTACTGGAAATCTTTCATAAGTATTTGTCTGCCATATTATATTTGCGTAAGTATCTATATTGCCACCAGCATGAAAGCGGTAGATTGTAGGAACATTTGATGGATTGCCAGTTGCATAATGTAAACCCTCGACAAGTTCTAATTCAAACAATTCAATTATTGAATTTGGATTTATTTTTTGTAGTTCAGAATGTGGTATTGCCATTAAGCCTCAAAGACCTCTTCAAAAGTTAAGTTCATTGTGACTCTGTTGTTATAAGGTATAGAAGCACTTCTTCTAGTGCATTTAAAATTTCTAGCTGAGGACTCGCCACCTATTGTGTATTGAAAAGCGTCTTGATCGTCAAAACGTGCATTTAAAAATGTATTAATTGTATCTGCTTGCGACTGAGTAATGTTAAAAACTAAACTGATAACATGATACCTTTTGTTCGCTGCAAGTCCTCGAACTAATCTTTGCTCATACCCATCACCTAATTTAACAACAATATTGTCTTGCTCTATGGTTTGTGTTTCTCCGTAAGCTGGAGTGATTGAGGGAAAAGTTGCCATTATGCTAATAAACCTCCGCTTCTTTTTTCTCTTACAATAGATTCTTGAACAACCAACGCTATAGTTTCTCCTAGTTGTTGAGACATTGCACTATCACCTTGTACTGAACTACCAGAGGCATCTACTGAAACATTGACTATATTTGTAATACTATCGCCTCCAGACGTTACTGAGGGGAGTATAGTTCCTGATCTATTAGGAACAAACAACTCAGGCTGACGTTCACCAACAATATAAGGCTGATTAGCTTTAACAGAGCCTCCATTTGCTCTGAAAAGACCTCCAATGACACCACCTATTAAACCTCCAAGTCCTCCTTTTTCTTGTTTTTCACCAGTAAATCCTTTTTCAAAACCTTTAAATAGTTTGTCTAATGTTTTGTCTAAAAGCTTATTTTTTATTTTATTTAAAACATTGTTCATAGCATCACCAAAAGACTGTGCGCCAGTTATAGCATCCCTGAGATTATCTTTGATATTGCTTTCAATTTCTTGACCAATTGATCTTGTTATTTCTAATTGTTTTTTTTGTTTCTCTGCTAATTTATCTGTTTCTTTTTGTTGTTTTTCGATTTCTTCTGTATTTTTTTTCTGAATATCATTTCTTTCTTTCAATTTATCATTAATTAATTTATCTGATTCAAGAGTTTTCTCTCTACCTTTAAGCATTTTTATATCTAGTTCAACTTCTTTTTTCTTTTCTTCAAGATTCTTTTTGGTTCTACCATTTGCATTAATTAATCTTTCATTAATTTTTGCTAAAGCTTCCTCTTGTTTTTTAAGTGCTTTTTCAACCTCTTCACCAGATCCACCAGCTATCGCATCGTTTAATTCTTTTTGTTCTCTTCTTGTTTTAATTATTTGTGTTGTCAAAGCACCAAGAGCTATAACAAAAGCACCTATTCCAGTTGCAGCTATAGCACCAGACAACCCAAGGACAGCAATTTTTAATGCTCCTACTTTAATAGTCAAAGCAGCAAGAGCCGCCCCTGCTAGTGGGGCAGCAACAGCAATAGCTTGAATACTCCCAGCAATAGCAGTTAAAAGTAAAGTTGCTCTGCCAGCATCAGATTCAATAAATGTTGTAACTTGTTTAATAAATTCAGTTAATATCTTGGTTGCACCTTCGACTGCTGGCCTCAATTCTTTACCAAAGGCTTTTGATAAATCTTCTGTTGCGTTACTAAAGTTTTTAAATATTTGAGTAGGATCATTTGCTACTAACTCTTTTAGTGAAGCCGCACCATCTGTTTCAATTTTTCTCAAAGCTCTTAAGACAACTTCACTTGTTAACTTACCTTCAGCAGCTAATTCTTTAAGTTTTCCAATAGGAACATTTAGTTCTGTAGCTATAGGCTGTAATAAAGTCGGTATTTGTTCAGATATACTCCTAAATTCATCACCAGCAAGCCTTCCTGATCCAAGAGCCTGTGCTAATTGTCTAAATGCGTTTGAGGATTCTATGGCAGATGCACCAGCCAATTTAGCAGCAGTATTAAATCCAAAAAATGTACTTTTTATATCCTCTACGCCAACACCTAAAGGAGCTAATCTTGCTGTAATATCTGTTATACCTTCAAGAGCTTCAGTTGCACTAAGACCAAAAGCTTTCTGTGCATCTGCGGCAATCTGTTGAGATTTTGCAAATGTCCCACTTTGTTTTGTCAATAAACCTAGCCTGACATTTAACTTGTCAAAATTTGATGATACTTGGACTGCCTGTTTAGCTAACAACCCAATACCAATACCAGCAATCGCAGTTTTTAAACCACCAAATGATTTTTGTAATTTGTTAGTTTGAGTTTGTACACCAGAAAGAGCCTTTCTAGCATTTGTCGCATCAACTTTTAATCTAACGACTGCTTCTGCCACAAATAAAAAAACCTTTACTCTATATTACCTCGAATTGCGTTTTTGTCGTTGCAATGCTTTTTTTTCTTCTTCAGTTTTAATTTCATAATATCCAGCCCAATAAATAAGCTCTGCCTCAGTCATATTCATTCTGAGTTCTTGCACTGTCTTGCCGAGTTCTGTTGCTAGGAAAAACTCAAATCTTAACCAGTTATCCCCAACTATTCTTTTTTTGCTGTATCAATATCTAATTCTATTTCATTTAAAAATAGTTCAAGCTCATTCAATACCTTTTCTGGAAGCTGTCTCTGCAATATAGGTGCATCTGACATATCAAAAGCTGGAGTTCCATCTTCTTTTTCTGCCATTTGACAAAGAAGTTGAGTTGATACAACTAATGCGTCAGCATTTGCGCCAGCTAATTGTTGTGCTTTTACTCTTGCATATCTTGTAATAGGTTTGAAGTAAATAGTAGTGACTACTTTGCCTTTTGAATCTTTTACCTCAAATGGTCGTCTTGTAACCATTTCATCTTGAAAAGCTCCAAGAATAAGGTCTGCGGTTCTTTCAGTTGCCATAAATAAGTGCGAAGATTTTTACTTTTTAGATTGCTGATGTAATTGTGCCAGATGGCTTAAATGTAATGTTGATTGTGCTGACATCACCTATAGCTGAACCCTGCTCAAAGTTTGTTATAAGTCCGCTAAAGCTTATTTTTTTTGTTCCGCTTGCACTATCAGGAAATAGTTCAAAAGATGCTGTTGCTGGGTCACCTGTGGTCAAAACGCCGTCCATAAAGGTTGCGGTTTCTCCAGAAGCAGCGTTGTCATATTGAAGTACAGCAGATCCTTCACCTTCAATAAGTCCACCAACAAAAGATTTAAAAGTGTCACCTTGAACAGTTGTTTCTTGAGTGTCTTTAGTAATAGACATAGACCACTCTCTAGTGCCTAAAACTGGGTTGACTGAAGAGCCGCCATCATCAAATTTGACTTGCCCGACATCACCTTTTACAGCAGCCATAACAATAAAAAGAAATATTTATAATTATATTAACCTTTTTTTGGATTTTTTACAGCTTTTGCTTCCGCTTCTTGTTTTTCCATATACCTTCTGCACTGATTATCCCAATACTGTGGCTCTCTTCTGCCTTTAACTGCCTCAATGACATCTAGCATTTTTTCAGTAATTTCCATTACAAGTCCTCATAAATATTAAAAGTGATTCTAATTTGTGTTTGAAATTTACCCTCTGGACTTGAAGTAAATATCTCAGGCCCTACTGGTGCATCAAAAATTACATTAGAAACAGTGATTCTATTGTATAAGTTTCTAAGCCTATTGCAAATTGTAAAGTTTGACCCTGCCCCAATTCCCTCTTCTGTAAACACATTAAGTAATAACAAACCTACAACATTATTAACGGCAGAGCTTGAATCGCCTTGAGTCAAGTATTCATTTGTCCCAAAATTAGTAATACATTGAACAAAAGTATCCTCAGTAGTTGAATCAAAAGCCATATTACTGAAAACTACAGGTACTGCTGGACTTGATGCTAACTCTGTAGCTAACCTAGCCTCTATTGTTGATCTGACTGTATTTAAATCTATTGCTGCCATCAGAATTTACCAAATTGTCTATTTATATAAATTTCAAGCTCTTTTCCTATCAAAGCTGGAAACCCAGCAACAGTTTTTTGCTTTGTTCTATATCTTCCACCCCATGATGGTGGTAGGTTTACACCAAAGCAAACAGGCTCTGAATATACAACATTATTTGAAACTGTACCTTCAAGTGGCTTTATATCTGTTTGCCAAGCTGCTCTCAACCTACCAGTATCAACAGGTGTTGCTTTTTTAACTCTTCTAGTCCACTCAAGAGTTGTCCCAGCAACAGCATCGACTATCAATCCTTCATAAAAATCTTTTATTTCTGTAACTTTGATTCTTCTAGCCATCTTTACCTCAAAATAAGATCAAAACTTACTGGTGTATTATTTTGCTCATTTATAACAACTTGAATAATTTTAAATTCAACACTACTAATAACTACCCTGTCTTTTGTTGTAGGGACAAATGTAAGATCACCAGCAGATAAAGTAAGTAATTTATCTTGTGACTCAATCAAATCATTTACCTGATTTCTTGAAATATTACTCAATGCACCTTTGATAGTTGTATCAGATGTAGATTCTGAAATAGCTCCAGTAGTGGTATTGTATGCCCCTGCTGTCACTTGTCTGATAGTCACATCACCACCAAGCTTTTTCAGTGAAGCACTGGCAGCTTTTTTTAGTGCATTAGCAAGACTCATAATAAATAAGCTACTACAGTACCACTGTCTAATTTTACGCTGGTAATTACACCACATATTTCAGCGGTTGATTTAAACTGCAAGCTTGTTAAATCACCAGTAATATTTTCAGCGGCTAAAGTGTTAATCACTGAATCTTGTAATGCTACAATCTTGCCAAACCTTCCAGTATGGGCTGCTGTATCATTAATTATTTTTGCTGCTGGATAATCTGTGTACATTTAAGACCTCTTGATTTGTAAATTTGCTCTTCCACCTATTCTAATACCCATTAAATAGTGGTCAACGATTGGTGGAATCCTATCAATGCCCACAGCCCCATAAAATCTAGGAGTGACGTTTATGTTTCCAATATTTACTGAGGCAAAATCTTCCAAACCAGAAAGATCAAGTCCTCCTCTATTATTATTTAAATAAACAGCTAAAACTACTTGTGCGTGTTTTACCCTGTCTGGGATTTCAGTATCAAGGTAATAATCTGCAACTAATCTATTTGGAAAGCTCAAACCATACAGGTTGGTGTATGTATCAGGTTTCCTTACACCTGACCTTGGCCACTCCAAAGCTTGAGTATCGGCTACCCTGGCACCTAAAAACTTTTCTCTGTCTATCCTCTGAGCCGCTGTAAACAATGCACGATTTTTATTATCGTTGCTTGAACCGTCCCATGCGGCAGTGTCATCATTGAGAACTAAGCCCTCAATAAAAGAGTTTGCATCAGCAAGAGTTATATAAGTGTTAGCGTTAGCTCCACCAACAGTTGCATCAAGAGTTATCGCCATTGAGTTTCACCTTTTTGGGCTTTGTTTTAGGTTTTGGCTTAGATGTGGAAACTGAAGCCACCTTTTTGGTAGCTTCGTTTTGTTCCCTCATACGCCTAAAAGCGTAAATTGACATTAACTTGAAGCACCTTTAAGAGCAACAAAGTTTATAACGATAGCTTGGCTTAAGTTGCCAGCAGATACGTTTGAAACTGTTACTGCAAAAGATCCAGAAGCAATGCTGTTAGCGTTCACAAGATAAGAACCAGCTGTACCCGCAGAACCGTGGCAAGCAACAACAACGTCTGTTGCTGCGATCTTGCTGTTAGTTACTGTGAAAGTTACCTCTGTGCCAGCGTCAAGCTGTGCATTGTTCATTGTGATTTGACCTGACTCTGTGTTTAGAGTTACACCTGTTGATTTAGAACTAGCCTGTGTGACTGTCCCGCCTGTTGTTGGGCCTATTAATGACCCAGCAGTTACATCAAATAAAGATGGCATGATTGAAAATCCTAGTTATAGCAAGGGTTTACGGCTAGTCGTTATTGCTTACGACCGTCGCACGTACAATCCCTATATTTTTGGTTTCATAGACTTTCGACCAAGAGCCTACAGTTTCTAGAACGCTGCGATTGGGATTAACTGTCGTCACTGCATATTTCAACCCTACTGGGTGATAAATGTAGTGAAGATCAACTGCCATTGCTTCCTCTAGTGCAAGAATATCTCTGTCAGTTTGTGTTCTGATTGGAGCTTGCTCCCCAGTAACAACAGCACCAGCAGTGAACATAAATACTGAGTATTCAGTAGATGCTCCAGAGCCTGTTGTAGGAATATCGTCAGAAACGATAACTCTTAGACCCATGAATGTTGGAACTGTTGGATTTCCAAATGCGTTCTGAATAGAACCACCTGAAGCTGTAGCACCGCCACCATTGATGTCAGCAGCAAGAACAAAATCAACTGCTCTTCTTTCAACAAGGTCGTAATAGCACTTACTGTGCATTGCGATTGTTGTAAGTTTGCCACCTTGATCGCCTAGTAATGACTGAGCTTTTGCAACGTGTCTAGGACTTAATGCTGTAGGTGAATCACCTGACTCAGAATCAATAGTTAAATCAAATAAAGCTGAGTTACTATCGTTTGCATTAATAGAACCAAAAGCACCAGTCAAGCAAGAATATAAATCCTTCTGTTTCTGGTTGTTTACATATGCGGCCATCTTTTGAGCTATGGCGGCCATTGGATCTGTACTGCTTCCAACAGCTAAAGATGCTAAATCTCTTGAGCTAAAAGCACGACCTCTATGTAAAACAGCAGCAATTTGATTGTCTGCTTGTATCTTTGATGGAGTTAATGATGTTGAATCTGAAAGAACCTCAAAATCTCCTGTTAAATTTGCCTTGTAAAACGGTATTTTTACGAAGTCACCCCCAGCAGTGGAGGAAAGATTTAATTCAGCCAAAGGTTGCACAACCCCACTTTGAAGAAAGCTATCTGTCTGTGTAGTAGCTTCGATCAAATAGGGTGTAAACACCTCTGGAATGATTAAATCACTGCGAACTGTCGCCATGTGAATTAATAAGAATGTTTACTGCGAGGCACAACCTCTAACATGGCACAACCACGTTGTCTATATACTAACCTGTAACTGCGTTTTTGAGCATATTATATTTATTAATGTCTGTTCTATATAACCTAGCTTGCTCTGTAAGATTGAATGAATCAGGTGCAAATGGATTTTTATCATTAGAAACAAACTCAGTCTGTACCTTTGTTGTCGTAGCTCCACCACCTTGAGGTCTAGGATTCTTTTGCACCCATTGAGGCATTTGAGACATTGCCCATTCTTTAACTGGTGTTCTGTTATATCCATCAACAACTACAACTGTGCCATCTGATTCTCTGGCAAGCTGTTCCTTGCTAATACGACTTAATACATATTGAGGGTCGTGTACAACATCAGCCAGTGCTGTAACTGCTGGAGCTTCAACTTCAAGTTGTCTCTTTTCAGCTAACAACTGCTCAATCTTTTGCTTTTGCTGTTGTTCTGCCTCCCTGTACTGAGTTGCTAGTTTTTCTGTAGCTTCTTCATATCTACCTTTTGCCTCAAGTTCTTCCTGTTCTTTTTTTTGTTTAAATGCAATCAAAGCATTTACATCAACATCTTGAGGAACAGCTTTTGCAGCTTCCTTAGCTTTCTTGTAATCATCTAATATTTCACTATTAGATTTTCTAAGTCTTTCGACTTCAGCTTTCAACGCAGCTATTTCATCTGAGTTGTCAGGCTTGATTACTTCGTCTGCCATAAGTAAAAAATTAACAATTATTCACAATACTAGCTCCACTTTGTGCGGTCTGCCCAAAAAGCTGCTGACATTTTACCTTTGGCAATATTTTTTGCGTGCCGAGCCTTAAAACTCTTGCGTTTTGCCTTATCTGCGTCTGATTCACCTTTTCTTGGTGGTTTATTCTTAGCTCCCTGCATACCAAACCTTATGAGCTTAACCTTATCGCCTTCTTTTGCAAGAACAACGTGAGACTTTGTTGGGTGTGATGGGGTTCTTTTTGGTTTGTTAAAACCAGCTAATCCAAATCTTTTTAATCTTGGATCACTCATTTGCCTTTCCTCTTCATTGCCATATTGTGTGCCTCAGTAAATGAAACCCCTTCTCTCATCTTGCGTTTCATATATTCCATGTGAGCCTTTGTGTGACCATGAGCCTTCTGGTGCTTTGCAAGTGTGTTCTTTTGTCTGGTAGTCAGTCTCACTTCTTTTTCCTCAACAAATCAGCATCTGCTTTTCGAGCCCCACCTTTTCCAGAAATGAAACTATTAACTCTTCCCATAGCCCACGCACCCATAGGAACATTTCTTGATCCACTAGATAAGTAAGCACCTTGTCCACGCCTGTAAACGGCTGCAAGCTGACGATATGTGAATTTGGATTTTTCTGCCTTTGCTCTAAGACTTTTTTCTACGGCGGCGGACAGTGGTTTTCTTTTTGGAGCCATCTTGTTTTGTGCGAGATTTGGATACTGCCTTTATATCAATAAATTCACCTCTTTTGTAAGCTTCCGCTGTGCGTTTTATTTCAGCCGCTTTTGCACTCTTGTTTTTGGCTCCACTAAGATATTTCTTAGCAACGCCAGTTTTTTTATCTTTTGCAACTTTGCGGAATCTTCTCACTTTTTAGTTTTCTTTTTAGCAGTAAGCTTAGTTTCTTTGGGCTTTTTCGTTTCCTCTTCGCCCTGTACCTTAAAAATGTATCCCATTACTTTTTGCCTCCTTTCTTAACCTTTTTCTTTTTACCCTTGGGCTTCATTGATCCGTAGTGTGAAGGCATGACAATAAAAGTAGCTGTCTTTATATTACTTCCTTTTGCGTTTTTTAGCAGTTGATAAAGCTATTGCTTGAGCTTGCTTTAATGTTTTGCCCTCTTTCATTAGCAAACGTATGTTGCCAGAAATAGTCTTTTGTGATTTCCCTTTCTTAAGTGGCATTAGTTGTCAAAGTATTTATCCATTAAATCAATATCCTCAATAGAAAGACAGTCAACATACAATCCCTCAACAATTTGTTCATATTTCTTTCTATCATCACCCCTTGTCTTTTTCATTGCATTTGCAATACGTCTAGGAACTGTTCTGTTTTCTGGGAACTGCTTTGACAGTTCTAGTGCTTCAGTTGGTGTCATTTGGCCTCTAATGCAAAGTTAATTGTTGAATCTACCCAATTATATAAGCGGGGTGCTTTATCTTTCAGTCCTTCTGGGTTAAAAATATATTGAGTGAAAGCTTCGGCAAATTGTTCTCTGATGTTTTTTCTACTGTATTCAGTAACAAATTTCATGCCCTTCAGCCTTCTGAACTTGTTGCCCAGCGGCTGTGTCCCCGCCTCAAAGTGTACTTGATGACCCATTTCATGCACAAATGTGGAAAACCAGTCATATTCTTGTGGCATAGGGTGAGAGTTTGACCAGATCTCTTTAGCAGTATACCTCTCCATACCTTCTAAGGTTGTAATACTTGCATTATTTTCAAGAGTATCGGCTGCACTTTTTTTTATTTTTTTGGCAAGACTAGCATTAATTTTCTTTGCCCCGTCCCGCAACCTTGTATGGACAATGGCCGAACTGAGATTAGTAAAGCCGTTTGAGTTACCAGTAGCATTTTTAAGATAACTCTTAGAAACTAATGCTTTAAATCTTTCATCAGTAATTGGCAATCCTTGTTTTGCCTGTTGTATACCTGTTTTAATTGCAATATCATTTCGAGGCCAATAAAGATACATTTCGTCCATGTAGTTTGAAACCCTCTCTCCTCTGAACCTATCAAATCTTTTAACAGTAGTTTTATATTGATCTTCAAAAATTTCTAAGTTTTTACCAGTAAGGAACTTGCTTTGTAGCTTATCAAAAGACTTTGTTTTCTCATGTTTCATATTGAAGTGACAGAGAACTTTATTCTTTTTCATAAATTTACGCATTTTTTTGATATTTTTACCTGTTTCGCCTTTTAGATTCTCCATACTGTCTAAACTTTCCTCAATGAACTGCTGAGAGTTTTTTGCAAGTTTGTTTTGAGCAAGCCATTCATCAAAGCCATCTGTTGATAATACAGGTGAAGTTTTAATTGTAGGTGCTGGGGTTGTTGGCTCAGGTGTTGTAACTGGTGGAGTAACAGCTTGAACTACTGGTTTGATAGCACTAGGTTTGCCATACAATCTTTCTAAGTCCTTCAAACTTCTTTCGCTTCCATCTGTTCTTATCATCTTCCGTAACGCTGCCTGTCCAGAACCTTCTTTCTTTGCAAGTTTTTTAAAGAAGTTTACTTTTCCTTCATTACCAAAAGTCTTAACTTGCAGCTTTCTATCCTGTTGTAAAAGCCAGTTGCCGTATGGTGTTCCCTGCGGCACTCTCCCTGTAATACTTGGCCTTGTATCAAGCTTAGTCGCTGGCGGTTTTTCAAGAGTTGGATATTTTTTTTGCAAACCATCAAAGTCAACAACAGGGACAGTAGTTGATCGACAATTGAAGTGTTGAGGTGGTGTAGGGCCTTTGTTATAGTCAAATACCTGACCATCTAACCTTTGACATATTGGACTTGTCCTTGAGTCTAGCGTTGCAACATATTCATATTTTGGTGCAACCTTTTTATTTGCTGCATACACAGCCTGTGAAGCCTGATTTGTAACCTGATTAACAGATGTTCTGACAATTGTTGAGATTTGATTATTAGCTACTTTTGTAAGTTCTCCTCCAGCTAAAGCTAATTGCTTTACAGATAAAGGGCCAAAGTCTGCAAACTCAAGCCTACCAACAAGTCTCCTAGTAATCTGATCTAGTGACTCACCAGCAAACACTCCTGATCTAACAGCTAAATCTAATCTTTCTGCCGAGGATTCTGCTAAACCCCTAAATGCCTTGCTCACTGTTGTGCCGTTTGGCAGTCTGATTGCAGCACCTTGCGTAGCAGTAAGACTAAATTTACCAGAACCAAAGTTCACAAAATTATCTTCTGTAAAAGCTTTACTTGTAAAAATATTTACTTTTGATGGATCAGTCATTATCACTGACTCTGCATATTTTGGACTTATGGCAACGCTGTTGATAGGTACATCACCAGATGCTGTAACCTTTTTTAATTCATTCTCAATAAAATCTTTTTGTAATATCGTTACCCCTTGAAGTTCTTTTTTAAAATCAATGGCAGATTTAGTTGACCAAGTGGCAAGACTATCTTTTGACTGTTTGATTATTGCCCTAAGTCTTTTTCTTGTTTGTGGTGCTATTACTACACCAGCGTCTGCCGCTTGCTGTCTAAGGTCTATCTGTTTAAGTTGCTTTGCTGCATTGACTATTATTTCGTTGTAAGTAACAGCATATTTTTTTGCAACAGAATTACTATATCTATTTAGATCAATAGTTTCCCTAAAAAATACCTCTGGAGTGGACATTTATCATTCGTCCTCTGCGTTCGCTGGCTCCTCCGCTGGGGCTGGTAGCTCTTCCCTTTCTGCAAGTCCTCCATTCTGTGTTGTTTCGATCTCGTCTTCAACATCAAAGTCATCACCGAGAATCTCTCCAGCCGATAGCTGATTCAATAATGTCTCCTGACTAATTGTGCCAGAGGTAAACAATGCAAGTAATGACTGGATCTCTTGTGGTTCTAATCTTGTAGAAACAAAGTCTCTGTTTACAAAACTGCTTCCAGCGTTAGGCTCATTTAAATACTCACTATGAAACTTAAGGCAGTTATCAATCAAGTCTTGCATCTGCTGGGCAACAACCATCATTGTGCTGTCATTCTGGGATCTATCAATTCTTTTAGCCTCTGCTGTCTCTCCCACTAACTTCTGCCCAAGAACTGCAGCTAAAGATAAAGTATTTATCTGTTCCTTAATATCATCAAGTCTTTTGAACTGACTATCATAGCTATCTCCTGATGGACTGATATATTCCATGCGAGACTCAGGTGGCAATGCTAATGCCTCACTGGGGCCTGTTGTTATCTCATCTGCATTTGGATAGCCAAAGACTGCAAGTAATGGAACAGAACTGATGTGTAATATGTTGTCCAAGTCAGACTGGATCTGATAATGCTTTAAGTTTAATTCAGCAATGTCATATAAAGGACTGCGGCTTTCATAAAATCCAACTCTGTTTGAATATGCTACAGCAAAAGGTATTTTGTCTTTAAGGCTCATTTCACCCTCTTCAAACAATTTATATTCGCCTTTTTTATCGTCTTTTCTGTGGATTTCATATCTACCACGCTCTAAAACCCTAACCTGTGTAATGTTCTTCTCACCATAAGCTCCATCTGGTTCAACAACCTTTTCCAACAAACGCACTTGTGTGAGTACCCTTGAACCATCTATGATCTCGGTTCTCCAGCCTAAAATATCTGATGGTTTATATGTCACCCAGTATGGCCTTGTTTTCTCGCCTTCCTTTGGTGCATCTACCAAAACACCACAATGGCCGAATGATATTACTATTCTTGCTGTCTGATAAAGCCAAATATTCAAGTCGTTGCCTTCGAGGTCTACATCAAATAACTGTTCTCTTACTAAGTCAGATACATCATCAAGTCTTACTGGCTTTCTAACCAGCATACCTGACAACATTTTCTCGATTCTCTGAAGATATGGGACTACTGTTGACCTTGCAAGTCTGCGGTCATAGCTGTCATCTACCTCCCTTTCTAACTGAGGCAAGTATTTCCTATGTTCTGATCTAATCTTGTATGTCCCTTCCTTTAAATCTGCTATCAAATCCCAGAACTGAGCCATGCGTTGATAAGCTGCGTTTGGGCTTACAACTGTTGTAGGAGCTACTGTTATGGGCTGATTGTAAATATTTAGTGAGCTATACACAGTTTTGCCTCAATAATACCATGATCTTAATATATTCTAATCCCTGTAGGTTTGCCCGACCTTGCAAATAATGGATTGAACTCTCTCCATATCAGATACCCAAGAGCATCAGCCATGTGGTCATAGCCAGACTCTTTATCTGGTTCTCCTTTTTCTGTATATGACTGAAGTTCCATTGATTCGATTAGCTTTCTGCAACTGGCATGGATTTGTAAACGGCTTTCCCCCTTGCCGTTACATAGTAAAGCCTGTACGGAAGCGACCCTATCTCTGACTGGCGGGTTGCTACGGGGACTTTGATTGCTGAAACCATATCCAGCCAGTATCTCAATGTCTGTCTGGCTCGCATTTGTACTCCTGTTTCCTCCACTAGCATCTGGGTAAACGTATATCTTGTTCATAGGATATCTGGACTTAATGGTTTGTGCCAATGAATCAGTATCGTAGGCAGCCGAAATTTCGTCAAATATTAACAATTTTTGATCTTGAACAATACCGATTACAGCGTTTGTGTTTGAAATATTAAAATCGACCCCAATTCTAAGAGGTTCAAGGCCAATGTCAGGCTTGATGTTTGTAACATTCTGTTCTCTAGTAAAGCGACTATATACTTGCCCAGTGGTTAAGTTAATAAACTCTCCATTTAGGTAAGCTTGCAACATTGATGGGTCATAGTTGCTTTGCATACGTTCAATGAAGTCACTGGGCAAATGTGGGTTATCTTCTGTCCTCATCTTAATTAGCTGCCTGTCTGTTCTCTCCTTTGCTTCATCTGTACCGAAGGTGTTATATAGCCATCTAAATCCTTCTGGTGTACTTGCTGCACAAAACTGGCGAACATTACCAGCTCTTAATCGTCCCAATATCTTTGGGAAAGCTTTGTCAGCAATAGTAGGTGAAACAACATCTATTTCATCAACTAGAACGTGCGATAAATTGAGTCCTATAATTCTGCTCCAGTTTTCAAAGGATCTGCATAGCAGCTTGCTATCACCTTCTTTAAAGTGCAAAGTATATTCTGGTAGCGGACTAGCTCTGAAAGTATATGGAATCTCATACTGCTCAAGGAACAACTCAAAGTCTGTTTGCCAAATGTCTCTAATCAATGGGGCAGTAGGTTCCATAACAGCACCAATAAATCCTATGTTTTGGGCTGCAAGCTTTACGGCCATACTGCACAAAGCTCTTGTCTTACCAGCACCATATCCTGCACTAAGTCCTACTATTTCATTCTGATTATCAAAGAACTGTTGCTGTGGTGGGTGTAAGTCATTTCTAATTCTTTCCAGTAGCTCTCCAGTATCAATGTCAGTGTAGTGACTACCTATGTGATCTAAGACTGATCCTTCTCTGTTCAGTATGCTCAAGACATCACCTGACCGACCTTTGCCATTGAATTAATACAGCCTAAAGCAACTGTAAGCTGCCCTGATTTTCTAGCCTCTTTTGCCAATGAGGCATACTGAGCTAAAACTTCAGCCGTAAATTGTCTACGGTCAATATCAAAGTCTTGCTTTAAGATCACAGTTGCTTCTTGAATATATCTATCTATTGATCTTTGACTAACACCCCACTCAGTTGATGCAAACTGACTTATTTCTGATCGAACAGTGCCAACAGATAAAAGCTTTGCAACTTTGTTCACTCTGAACTCATGCTCATTCTTACTAGTTCTGCCGTTAGACACTATAAAGTTATGGTTTTTATTATTCTAAATGTAGCGTCAATCGTTAGTTTTTGTCGATTTACTTTGTTTTTCCCAGCTATTTTTTAAGTATATGAGTTCATCAATCCTTTTTCTTAGTGCATTGATGCGGTCATTATTAAAGCTGTCAAAGTCTTTGTTTTTCATAATCATTTAGTATTTTTTCATTTTCTAAATAAAATTCATGTAAATTTCTAAATTTACCATCTTTAAAATACTCTTGATTGATTTTATACATCATTTGATGTCTCCTTCTCATTTTTAATTCTTCTTCATTCATAATGATTTAATAGTAAAGTTTGCTAGTTGACGTTTTACTTTTTGGACTTCTGGTGGCAATTTAGTTTTTTTCTTTTTTAAATTATCAGCAATAATCTTATTCATTAATTTGGTTGTTTTTATCCAATTTTCTTTTCTAATATTATGAATTTCTCTAACAATATCAATATCAAGATTTACACCAAGATTGTTTCTTATGTTGTTATCTAAATCCCTATAACCTTTACAGATTAATTGATTGTCTTGATCGTAAGTTGCGTTAGCAGCTGCACACCAGCATATCAGAGCTAAATCCTGTCCACCACAGCGTTTTCCTGAGTCATCTATATCATAATCAGGCAAGTGATGGTTGATTAGTCCATCAGAATTATGGATTATTCCAGAATCGTTACAAGCATGACATTCGTAATGTGGTGCTTTAAAAGTAACTTCCCGATCAATGGGTGATCGTTTATAATTTTTCATTTAAAAAGGGGTGGTTTTGGGTTTTCTTAATGTAGGTGCTTTTTTATCCAGTGTCAATAAATATTGTTCATATTGACCATTTTTTATCCAGCGGTGTGCATCAGGAAATAATGGAGTAAACTTATCAGCTTTAAGTGTCTTTGTTCTGGCTCTCAAATCGGCCTCAAGGCACTGTTTCAGTTTGTCCCTTGTGTTTGTATCTAATTTCATAAATTCATTGTATGCAAGCTTTTTTGACAGGGATATTGTTCTCATGTCTTTTGGTATTTCTAGATAAGTTTTCCAAAAAGGTTCAAAGCTTTTATTTTTATAGTTAATTGTTTTAGTTATATTGTTTTTCTTAGGGTGACTCTGTGACATAGGGGCTATGACTTTTTGACATAACCCCTGTGACTCTCTGTCACCCCCCTGTGACTCTAAGACACCCCCTCTTGTTATCGATGGGCTTATCACAGGTGATGGTTTAAAATGTTTCCAGACAGTGACTCTGTAGCAGTTTGTCATCTGGTTATTTTCATCAATCCTTATTTGTTTTTGTAGCAATCCAAGTTCTACTAATTGGTTGACAGTTCTTATGACTGTGCGAGAGGACATCATTGCGTCCTTAGCAATGGTCTGGTAGCTTGGCCAAATGTTTGGATAATATGACTGCAATACCCAAATCACTGAAAGTTGGTTTGGTGTGACTTTACCTTTTAAAGCTGTTGGCAATGCGATAAATGGGGTATTCTCTGGAATAAAACTCATTTTCTATGGAATATATTATTTCTGTAAAAGGCATGGAATCTGCTCCACAGGGAAGCAAAAAACATATAGGCAATGGAATAATGGTTGAGACAAGTAAGCGTCTAAGGTCATGGCGAAAACAGGTGGAAATGAGGGCGAAGTTGATTGTGACCGATATAATATTAGAACCAGTTGAAATAGAGGTAAGTTTCTTTTTTAAAAGGCCGCAAAAGCACTATCTCCCAAATGGCATGGTGCGTCAAGCTGCCCCTGTGTATATCACCAACAAAAACAAAGGTGATCTAGACAAACATTGCAGAGCATTACTGGATAGTCTAACTAAGTCCGCATTTGCTGACGATAGCCAAGTTGTATCTTTACACGCTGTCAAAAAGTATTGCGAAACAGAATCTGAAACTGGTGCAAACATAAAAATAAAAACAATAAATGAAACGTCTAACTTGGATTAAATGTCCTATTTGTGTTGAATACACCGATCAAAAAGTAATTAGATCAGAGAGAAATAAAAAACATATTATTCTAAGACGCAGATTATGTCTTGAATGTGGTCATAGATGGCAAACTCTTCAATATCCAGAAATGATTATTGATGACATAAAAGCTAAATATATTTTAAAAGAGTAGTCGGGTGATGGATAAGCACTTCGCTTGCTCCCCTGCCTTTCCTAAGTCTCAGTAGGTATTGTATGGCTTTCAGATCCAGCTTTGCAATGGATCGTCAGGCTACCCGACTCTCATAATTCATTTAAAGCGTGTTCTAATTGAAAAACAACTCTGGAAATAATACCAGCGTCAAGATGTTCTCTTGAAACACCAGATCCTTTAGTTGATGGGTTCTTTTTCAAAAACTGTCTGAGCCTATGGGCATCTTCAGCTTTGATGTTGAGAAAGATGTTCATGTATCGTTTGAGGTAGCGAAGCATGGGCAATCTCTTACATTTAGATATTAACTCTTAAAACAACGGATCATCACATTCTGGAATATTTGCGCTGTAAATAATATCCTCACAATTTTGAATCTCTAACTGTAATAATGCAATCTTTTCTATTGCAACATAAACTTCTCTTCTCGTTCTAGGCTCACAAAGATAATCAATAAATTTCTCTGATTCTTGCTCTAAAAAAGCTTTTTTGAACTGAAATTCAAGTTTGTGATTCATTTTCTAAATCCAGAACACGTTGTAGAGGGATAGCTGCACATTGCGGCACTAATCCGTTTCCGAGCAACTTAAGTCTGCTGGCTCGATTTGTGAGTAGTTCAGAGGTAGGCCCATCAGGATCTCCACAAATTGCGGGTTCAACACCATATTCTTTCCAGTTTGGGTTGAGTAAGTGTTCTGTGTTTCTCCATTTTGAAGTTTGTTGAACAGTTCTTGAGTTTCTGGATTGACTGCTTCCCTCAGATTTGACAAAGATTTCCTTCCTTTCTTTGCTCCCTCCATCAAATTTTTCAGTGCCTGTGGGCTTCTTTGGGATAAATGATCCATTGTTGTTGGTGTTGGGAGTATTGTTATTGCATCCCTGAGTTTTACTCCCCACCTTTCCCCTTTCTTGTTCTCCCTGTAAAAGCTGCCGTTCTTGAACTGAACATCTTTGGCTGTCCCTCCCTCGATGTCCGATGCTGTCGGAGTTGGTAATATTGGACTTTTGGAAGTCCACTCCTTTGTTTTCACTGTTGTCATTTCTTTGTCGAATTGAATCTCTATCAAATGTGGTTTTATCACTTCCCAATCCTCGATGCTGGGATAACTGAATCCCGCTTTGTCCTTCCGAAACCAATGTTCTATCTTTGTTTTCCTGATATTTGTCTTGGCTGCTAGTTCCTTGATCGTTGCTTGTTTTCTTAGATAACTCACAAACTCCTCCTGACTTGGGAGATATGGCCTTTCCTGTATTTGATGATCCTGATAAATTTTCATCAACTCTGGATTGTCCTTGATTTGATTCATCATTACTTTGTCGCTCAAAGTCACCTGTATTGGTTGGCCTGATGATCTGTGAGTTTTCCCCTGCAGCATTTTTGTTGCGTGTTTCAGCCCATCTTCTCTTATATCCATCGCTGTTGGGGTCGGTAAAGTCTCTGTTAATTGCAATGCAAAACCATCGATCTCTGTGGTGGGCGGCTCGGACATAATCGCTTGCTCGAAAAGTTCCCCATTCTGCATCAAACCCTGCCTTGGAAAGCTCTCCGAGAACAATTCCCAATCCGTTATTAAGGATCGCTGCCACGTTTTCCATGATGACGTATTTGGGTCGAACCACGCATACGACTCGCATGAGTTCGTAAAAGAGGCCAGACCTCGTTTCTTTTGTGATACCAAGGCGTTTGCCACTACAGGACAAATCTTGGCAAGGAAATCCTCCGACCACAATGTCTGCTGAATATGGTTCTGGTTTGTAGGTTCTGATGTCATCGTGAATAGGAACTAAAGGCCAATGTTTTTTAAGAACTTTTTTACAGTATGAATCAATTTCACAAAATTGTATTGTTTCAATACCGCCAACAAGTTTTTCAGCAGCGTAGGAGAACATTCCACCGCCACTGAATAGATCAATCATTTTTAACTTTTTCATTCTTTTAATTATAATTTTTTGAATTGTTTGTGATATTTTTTAAGTTCTTTTATAAGTTTTCTACCATAAAAGTTTCTATAAACCCAATCTGCGTTATATCCAACATTAAAATGTGCTTGCCTTGCTATCTCAATAAATCCATCTATTTTGTAATTAAAAAATGGCAATTTGCGTATTTTTTCTTTTACTTTAGAACCATGTTTAAAATTAATGTTTTTGTATCTTGTCTCGTACAAAATCAATCCTTCATCAGTAAGTAAAAGTAGATTATGTCCTGCATGGAATTTGCCTAAGTATCTTTTTTTTGTTTCTAAATATAATCTTTCTATAC